GACCGAAGTTTCGCCCGCCACGCCAAGCTGGAGATTGGCTCCCGCCGTGTAGTCCCGGACTAGATACATCTTCGGCACGGCCGGCGCGTAGATGATCGAGTCCACCGTTCCCGAGATCGTCCCGGAAAACTGAAGCACCGGCTGCCGTGCCTGATCGGTCGAGTAATTGACCGAGGAGAGATTCTGCCCGGAATACGGATTGTCGATGTAGGTGCGGCCGGCGATCGAAGAGTCGATGAGCGCGATGGTGGACGAGTTGAGCTTGATGCCCCAGGTGTTCGTGTTCTCTCCCGTCCCCTGCATTTCCAGGCGAAGGGAGGCGGTAGGCGTTGAAGGCATTCGCTACTCCCGCGCCCTTGGGGTGACCGTGCCGCCGAAATCGTCAGAGAGCGCCGTGAGCGCTTCCTTGGAGATGCCGTCAAGCGCGACCTTGTAGGCCGCCTCGGACCTGTCCAGGAGACCCTGGTCCTGCTTGAACCCCGCCGCCTCGACGAGGCACGACTTCAGCAGCGCGTCCTGCGCGTTGACCGTAAGCCAGTTCGTCGAGTTCACCGGACCGAGCGGCGCAAGCTGCTCCCGGTATCCGTGCTCCCAGGTCGCACCGGAAACCGGACACGGCGCGACGATCAGCGAGGAAGAGCCCTTTTGAGCGTAGTAGCGGGCCGTGCCCGTCTGCGTCGCCGAGGTCCAATACTCGCTGACATAGGTCAGGGTCTTTCGCTCAAGCGGGCCTGATGTGGCGCCGGAGACGTAGACCGTGAAGTAGCGATCGGCCGTCCATCGCGAAGGAAGGGAGAGGACGGGATTGCCGGAAAACGCGCCCGAGGTCGTCGCATCGAAGGCGATGATGGGAAGATCCCGGCGAAGCCTCAGCTCGCCGTTCTCGATGATGGTCGGTATCTGCCCCGACAGCTCGACAGACTCGTCCCAGGCCCATTGCTGGATACCGGAAAAGAGGGACGAGTAGGTGAGCGTCATCTAGTTCTCCGGCAGCAACTGGACTTCGACGTTCCCGGAGAAGTTGGTCGAGATGTTTTCCATCGGGCGAGGATGATCGAGCGGCACCGGATCGGCCTTCAGCGGAAGGACCGTCCAATATAGGTCCGTGCATCCTCTTCGGCCGCAGGTATAGGCGCCCGTCGCCGGCTCAAGAACGAGCCTCCAGTACAGGGTTTTCTTCCCGCAGCGGGCACACATGCCCTGCGCGTCCCATCCCCCGGTATTCGCCGGGCCAGCCATTACCGGCGCGTCCGGGTGTACGCCGAGAGATCGGGCGCAATCGTCATCGCCGAGCGGTCGCGATCCTCGGCAGCCGCCAGATCCCAATCCTCAGACGCCTTGGCTGCCAACGCCTGACGGGTCGCAAGGTCAACGTCCCTGCGCTCCCACGCCATGTCGGCCGCGAGCTGCGAGATGAGCGCCGGGACGAAGCGCGCCGGCATGTCCACCAGTCCCGAGTAGGAGGTGAAGTCCTTGATCCGGCGCATGCGGTTGTAGAACAGCACCGTTCCGGTCGTCGTGTTGCTCAAGGGCCAGATATAGAGAACCGGCGCCGCCCTCAGCCGATCGACATAGAACTGGACCGGGTCGCCCTGGCTCTGCTTGGTCGTCTGGTTCAGGTACTCATCACGGGCGATCCGGGAGAGTGGGATGTCCGAGAGATTGTTGACGAAGTAGACCTCCTCGACATCGAGGGTCGATCCGCCGGTTTCCCTCACGCGATAGTCCGTGGTCGAGACGATCACCGAGGCATAGAACCAGTAGGTGACGTTCGCCTCGTAGGTCTGCGCGTCGACCGAGGTGGTGGCGAGGATGGTCGAAAAGCTGTCGTCGCTCGCCTCCCACGCCAGCGTATAAGTGCCTCCGGTGTTGAAGCGGATGCCGAACATCTGGATCTGGGTATCGGACGAATAGACGTAGCTGATGTTCCCGTTCGCGCTCGTCTGCGTGCACGAGGTCGCGAAGTCCCCATCGAAGGCAAGAGATGCCGTGCCGCCGGCCGATGACGCTGCGGTTCCTCCGGTCACGCGCGAGACCGACCGGCGCGACATCTCCAGAACGTCGATGGTGTCGGCGTCCAGGGTGTAGGAGGTTTTCCCTGCAACCGTGTTCAAGAGCATCTGCTGGACGGTCCAAAGGTTGATGCCTTTGTTCCCCCAGTTCATGCCGATGAGGTTGAGCTGCTGCTTGGCCGACCGGAGTTCCAATCCGGTCATCTGATCGCCACCAAGGCGACGGAATGCCTTGTTGATGATCTGGTCTATGTCGAAGGAGAAGCTGGCGGTCGAAGCGATGGAGCCGGTCATTTACCGACCGCGACGCCCCTTGGACTTGCCGGCAGCCTTCAGGGCGATGGCCTTGATCTGGGAATCCGAGCGCGGCTTTCCTCCCGCCCCCCTCGCCTTCCCGCTCTTTCGGTTGTCCGCTTTCAGGTCGCGGATGTTCTTGCCTACGTCACGTCCGAGGGGCACTCGATCCTCCTACGTATTTGATCCACGGCTCGCCGCCACACCCCGTGTTCCAGCGGATCGCGGCTGCAATCGCTCGCGAGACGATGACGTGCGGATTGTCTTCGTAGTCTGGGAGGGCGTGGGCAGCGCCGATTGCATACTCGGCCCCAGAGCCTCGCGCCCAAAACCCGGCTTGCTCAAACTCGGCCCCGCAACAATCGATGTCCCAGACGCGACCGTTTGATACAAAGATCAGCGAGCTGCCGTAGTCCGGGAAATGGTCGGTTTCTTTCTGAACCGGCTTCAGGCCACGTCCCTTGGCTACGTCCATAACCGCCGAGAACACGAGTGCCGCTGTCTCATTGTCTCGCAGGATCTTGTCGCCGCCGTTGAGCACGACGGATGCGAGAGGCCCCTCACCCGAGATGCCGAGCGCTCGATCCCCGTAGACGGCCCACTTGCCGCCTGGGGAAATCGCGGGCCGATCTCCGTTGGCCGTCCACTGTCGGTCAGAACCGACCCAGACGCCTCCGCTGCCATCGGGCAACGCACAGATGACCGTCACGCCGCCGCTCGCGGCTTCAGGATGCTCGACAGCGCGCCCGTGTAGCTCTTGGTTCCGATGTGCTGCAGCGCGATCTGCGGATCGGCCCAGACCTTGCCCCCGGCCTTCCGCCACAGATCGCAGAAATGATAGTCCTCGGAGTAGCAGTGGCCGCCGTCCATGTGCATGTTGAACAGCAGGTGATGCGTGCCCGTGACCTGGCCCGTCCGGTCGGTCTCCGTGTAGGCCAGCTCGGGGTGGAGCCGGATCAGCCTCTCGATGGCCTCGCGGCGGATGAGGATGAAGCCCGTCCCCAGATGACGCAGAGACACGCACCCGGTCGTCGGACAGACTTCGATACCCTGATCTTCCCGGTGGATGAAGTTGACGCAGAAACTCGGCGGCTCGGAGCGACGCACGCCCGCCGCACCCACGACCGCCTTGTCCCAGTCGGACGACCACGCGAGCAACCGGAGAACGTGATCGGGCGACCACGCCATGTCGGCGTCGATGAACATCATGGAGTCGCATTTGGTGTTCAGGAACTGCGAGACCAGGATGTTCCGCGCCCGAGGAACGAGGCTTTCGTCGGGGACCAGCCCGATATCGACCACAACCCCTTTCGGCCCCAGCTCGCGCATGGTCGCCACGGCCGACATGTAGTGCTCTGCCCGCACCTGTCCGCCATGACAGGGAGTGGCGATGTAAAGCGACCGGCCTCTGAAATCGAAGGCCATGGACTTGACGCCGAGCCTTTCGAGAATGGCCGGCGCCTCCCGCTCCATCCACACCTTGAACCGCGCGCCGTCCTGCTCCATCAGCGCGTGCGAGTTCTCGTAGCTCCGATCCTTCGGCGCCTTCTGGTTCATCCAGTGGACGTGTTCCGTAACCACGTCCATGAGCACGTCCCAGATGCCGGCATTGCGGCCCAAGTGCTCCCAAACGTCGTCGCCAAACATGTGAACCAGCCCCTCGGGCATCCAGAAGCCGGCCTTGCGCAGAACATTGCCGCCATAGACGACGGCGCCGTGCATGCGGTTGGGCGACTGCCAGAGATCGTTCGCCGAGACGATGCGATCCTTGCCGGCCTTCTCCACCAGCTTGATATCCCACCCCTTGGTGCGGGGGAGGATGTCGTCGGCGATGAAGCCGTACCAGTCGAGGTCCGGGTTGTTGGCGAAGATGCGCCGGTAAACGTCGTTCAGCCGCTCATCGCGGCAGGCGATTTCCTTGGTCCAGTTCGGAGGAAGCCGAAGGTTTTCGTATCCGTTGCCGTTGCCGTTAACGATGACCAGGCCGGGATGGGTCATGCCCGTGGCTTCGCAGGCGTCCAATGTCGCCTGGCACCGCTCGGGCCGTTGATGGGTGGGAAGAATGAAAAGCCCCCGCGACGGGGCAACCGCCTCGCTCATGAAACGCCTCTGATTTTGGGGATTGCGCCGACCGCCTCGGCGCGGGATGTGCCGGCTTAGAGGCCGGCCGCTCCCAGCGCCGCCTTCAGCGCCGGAATGTCA